GTCACAGCGAAGCACCAGAACACTACGGTTCTGTATTGCCTTAATCTGTTGTCTAAGTTCCTGCGCTCTCGGGGAGAGCACAGTTCACTCCTGGTACCCCTCGGTTCGAATGCGCCTAAGGCGCTTTCGGACGCTCGTTTTTTGATGATCAATCAGATCGTCGCTTTGCGAGGAGGGTGGAGTGTTCAGCGGAGGGGTCCGGCCACCTGTGAGCTTACGCTCCAGAAGTCGTTCCCCCAGTTTGCGTCGTCGGCTTTGCAGGTTTCTGCGGCCATGCTCGAGATTTTCTGTGATCATCAAGATCACTTTCTCGCTAGGCATAAGTTGACGTCGCTGCTGAGTGGCTTGCGTGAAATGTTGCAGTGTGATGAGTACGAGTCCTTTATTGGGCTCCTGAAGTACCACACACAGCTCCTACACGCTAAGAGTTTGACGGGCGTACATCGTGGTCGTAAGATCACGCAAGTAATGCCTGAGGTGCCTAAGCATTGCGCTAAGCACCCCTTGCTCTTTTCGGGGAGTGTTCGGAAATTCCTCGCTGACAGGTTGATATCTGTCACGAAGAAGAACCAGCACTTATTCTGGTCGCTATCTCAAGTTAAGAGAGCGGCCGAAGTAGTACCTGACTCTTTCGTCAATAAGGCGCTTCAAAAGCACCGTAAGGCGATGGAGACCCCCTCAGGTCCTTCCACACCATCTTATCTCTCCTCTATCAGGGAGAAGTTGAAGAACATCTTCAAGGGCGTTAAGCCAAAGAAGGAGTTCTCCGTCCACGAGTATAGTACCAACGCATGTTGGGAGTCGTCTCGTGACGAGGGTGGTGCGAAAGGGTACTTGTTGTACGACCATGTACAGCAAGGGCTAGTGTCCAATGATGAACTACTGCGAATGTCGTATGACCCCGTTAAAGGTGTCATGGCGGACTACGGTTTCAGTACCGTAAGTCTGCGCGACTTGATTGAGGGTGAAGACCGGCGAGTGAAAGCCAATCGAGCCCAAGGTCTATACGAAGGCTGCCAAGCCTCTGTATATCCGGTTTGTGAACCGTTGAAAGTCCGTACCATCACGAAAGGTAACGCGTTTGCGTATGCCATTGCGATGGGCCTTCAGAAAGCGATGCATTCGCATCTGAAAGCCACCCATCAGTTTAACCTGATTGGTGAACAAGTGACTCGGCTTAGAGCTATCGAGTGGTTGACTGAAAAGTCGCCCACCGGGCTCTGGGTCTCCGGAGATTACTCCGGAGCAACGGATCTCATCAAGATCGAACTTACTAAGATGGCTTTTGAAATCGTACTCGATGAGTGCGATCAGGGCGAGGAGTATAACTCCATCGTCCGTCGAGTGCTCTACGAGCACGAGATTCATTACCCTAAGAAGTCCGGTCCGGACGGTAGTGATCTACCTCCTGTGGTGCAAGCGAACGGGCAGTTGATGGGATCGGTTTTATCCTTTCCAATCCTCTGCGCAATTAATCTTGCTCACTACTGGCATACGGTCGAGCCGGAAGTTACAAACTTCCGTCAGCTCAAGGCCCTTGTCAATGGTGATGACGTGTTGTTCCGAACTGAGTTCGAACAGTACCAAAACTGGTTCTCGAACCTGCACGAAGCAGGGTTCGTTCCCAGTCCGGGCAAGAATTTCGTTCATCCGAAGTTCTTCACGATCAATTCACAGCTCTTCTCGGCAGGACAAGATGTCCTGGTACCGAGTCGAATCCCCTTCTTCAACACAGGTCTGCTCTACGGGCAGTCCAAAGTTGGTTCAAGAGAGGATGAGGCAGCGAAGCCTGTGTATCTTCTTCACAATCCTTGTGTCGCAGGTGCGCTTAACCCTAAACGGGCTTCGCAACGATTCTTGGCGATTAATCGGTGGGACATGGAACAATGTTCGTCACATCGAGGTGTGCAACTTAACTATTTTGTTGCACCCGAACTTGGAGGTCTCGGTTTAAATCCCCCTCCAGGCTCGTTTATCACCAGCGATCCAGATTGCTGTCAGCCATCTTCTATCCTCGTCACGGGGATGCAGCGCCGTTTAGCGCAGTATCTCTATGACCGTTGGACAGTTGATTACACTACTCCCCCGGCCGGTCCGGTAGGTTCGCCAAAAAAGACGAACGACCTGAACCTCCTGGAAGCAGTGGAGTTACCTCCCCACTCTTTCGATGATGCGTGTGCCCTCGGGCAGCTCTACATCGAAACAGCTGGAATGGGACTCTCACCCCTAGGTGTCTCGGGATATACGCGTAAGCGTCTACCGCCGGTCGAGAAAAGAACAGTCCGTCGTCTTGTTGAGACGTCAGAATTCATAGTCCCTGGAGCACGTCCTGTGCTGCCTGAGGGCTGTGGACCAAAAAATTCCAAGCTTAATGAGCTTTCCGATAAGGATATGCTCAAATTGTCCTACACCTGGCAGATGCCGGCGTGGAACAAGGTGCTCAGCACCGAAGCGAAGATATCTTCTGCGTCCATGTGTAAGAAGCGATTCCTTGAGGTGACTTTGTCACTTGAGGATTTGTGTATACCTGAGCACTTCTGCTACTAGTATAACACTCGACTAACTTCTCCACATTCGATTCATAGTTCAAACCCGGTTATCCCCGCGAGGGGGAGCCGTCGTCTAATCAACGAAAAGTGTCCTGCGACAATTACAAGCAGGTGTGGTAGCTACTGTCACTGAGTGACTGTTTGGCTATGATCCACATTGGGGTCATCAAGTTTAAAGCTTCCAAAGCGGGTTAAGGGGTACTATATGCGTGCGCAGATGTGCAACGCCCAGTCCATACGTTATTCAGGACGTGGAGTACCACAATTTACCGCGCTAAGGCCAGACTCAATTAATAGGACTCTCAGGCGAAACCTGATTCAGCTGTGATGCTGTGGAGTACTGAAAACTGTAACTGACCGGAATGCCTACAGACTGCACGGGGCGGCCTGAGACTTCGGTCTCTCGCTACTTGATGATGAACAGTCGGCTTCGTTCGAGGCGGATCCCATGAATCGAAACAAGAAAGGTCAGGTTGGCCATAATCAACCCCGTAAGAAGAGCAACGGATCTAAAGCTCAAGGAAAGGCCGCTTCAAGCGGTTTGGTAAGGACCATGGTGGGTGCTGCTGTATCATCTTCGATCCGCAGCACCTATTCGTTCGGGCCTGGCTCTAAGCCCGGCTCTCTCCGAATGAATTATCGAGTGCCTCTAGTGCAGCTCGGTAACGATGGAACGGCGGGTCTTGGTATTCTCAGACCGGATGGCTTTTATTGCTCTTCGGTCGGTGTCCATGCTGATTGCATTGACAACCAGAATACTGTGTTTAACTACTGGCAGTCGCCGGCGGTTAACCTTATCGCAGAGAGTTTCTCTCGATATAAGAATCTGGGGCTTACGCTCGAGTACTGTCCTCAGTCGACAACTGTTGTCGCAGACCGTCTCGTGCTCGGATTTTCGTCCGACCCAGATCACCCCCTCCTTTTCCCCTCTACCACTACGACGGAACTCTTGGCGCTCTCGGACTCAGTTCCCTTTGCGCCTTGGAATGAATTCCGTATGCCAGTCCACGTCGACTCGACAGAGAAGTATATTGCTTCCGTCTCGTCGACTGCCCTGGATACTACTGAACGTCGCCTTACGGCGATGGGTATCCTCGGCTGTACTGCACTTACTTCCGTAACCGCTCCTGCGGTTTACGGCGTGTTGTACGCTACAGGTTCGGTCGAGTTTCTCGATCTGAACCCACTTGTAGTTGTGACTGGTACACCTTCGTACTTGCGCCGTCGTCTAAAGGCTACTCAGAGCTTTGCTCCTAAACAGCCTATTGACCACAGCTCCTCGAGCTCCTCCGCAACCCCGCGACCCCCACCTGAGGTGAAGTCTGGTCGTTGGGTGTCCCTTTAACGGACTCGCCATTATCCGTCTGGAGTTTGGTAGTTTGTGATATAGAGTAAGTTATGGCCATACTGTCCTCAGACAGGCCCACCAATAACCGATCGATATCTAGTTCATAGTCCTTTATACAACGTTGAGGCGTAAACGCCGATTGACATGCTCGTTCGCATGACCAACCCTCTGTATAGAGACGATTCTCCTTAATCCGTACAACCACCGGATGTGCGGCTCTCACGAGCTGCAAACATCGGTTGTTGATCCAACCTTAGCAGTATATCCACATGAAGCCCGGCCGTTAGTCCCCCGTGAGGGTAAAACCGGAAGCAAGCATCAGAGTGGAACGCCTGTGTTCTCCCAGATCTAAAGGAGAGGTAAGTTGTACGAACTGCATTGCAGTGAAGAATTGCTTAATGAATTGTGTGTTTCGAATATAGTGCGACCGAATCCCTTGAACTCGGAATCGCCTACGGATCGATAACCACAAGCTAGGTATAGCCTGTGCCCTCATCAGGGTACTGTTGTTTATTTGGTGAGTCACATCTAAACTGTCTTAACAGTGAAACGAAGTAACCCACTCTGTCCATATTCTGCTGCCTCGACAACAGATCAG